TTTGTTGCTCAGGCACTTATAAATAATGTTAAACTATAGTGTTGCGGAATTAAGGAAATAATAAAAAGTACAACTAAAGACCAGTATATGCACCAAGTACCATTCATAAGAAATCTTATTAGTAAACATAAATAAGCTACTAATAGGTTTTATATGTAATTTATATATAATCAACAACGCAAACAAATATCCAATCATAGAAGGAATATCATTATATAATTTCCAAATGCCTCCTTTTATTCCAGCAAATCCTGTAAGAGCAACACATATTATACAGACAGGTACTAATATATTAAAATTCAACGAATTGACTATTTTTGCATTAAGTTTATAGCATTTAGCTAAATACATACCTAAAACAAATTCCCAAAGATATTGTAAAAAGAAACTATTCCATACACGCACATCGCTTTTCCCAAGCATCGCTACAATAGTAGTCCATAACAGACTTATCAGCAAAGCATAAATCACCCCCGTAGATTTATTAAATAGTTTCAACAACAAAGGCCATAACAAATAAAACTGAATAATTGTTGAAACAAACCACATCTGCAATCCAAAAGAACTTTCCAAATCATTGAAAAACATTTTAAAAAGGAATACATGACTAAGTACTTGGAGAAGTTTATCCGATGAGGTATTATAAAAAGGAATCAGAGCACTTATCAATATAATTATTATGTACGGCAAATAAACTTTCAAAAAACGTCGTTTCAAAAATTGAATATAAGTAAGCGGTCTGTTTAAATATGATAAATAAAGTCCAAATCCACTACATAAGATGAATACATGTACTCCTGCCCCACCAAAAGATGAAGCAGCCATTAAGAACGGACTTATCGGAAAACTTTGCAACAAATGCATTAACACAATGGTAAAAATAGAGAATCCTCGCAAAAAATCAATAACTTCTAATCTTTGTAGCATAACAGTAATTTATTTAATTCAACTTTTCAATAGCTCGGGAGAGGCTAATCAAACCAATCACATTATTCAGATTCTTTATATATGGTATAACAAACATATATCCAGCTAGGGAAGTAATATTTCATCCCATAGAAAACAAGAAAAAGACTCATAGTTTTCATGTATCTTAAACATCTATCCATCCCACAGCATTTGTCGCAAAAAAGGAAACAGAAACAATGAAGCTATAACCAACCTTTTCATATACTTTATATTTTTTGCACAAAAATACGCATATAATTGTAATTTACAATGTAAATCTCAAGATTTTACATTACCGATTGTTTTTAATAAGATTGTTTTATATCTTTGTATACCTTTGTTATACCTGATTACTAATCATTATTGAACAGGAAGGGCGGCAATCTGGGAAAGACAGCCGCCCTTGTCACATATTGGATAAACATACACAAGACCAACCAGTGTGAAAACAAAAAAGGACGGCCCGAAACTATATCGGAACCGTCCAAATCCTGATGCACATCGCTATGTGCGATGCAAAGATACAAAATTCCATGCAAATATTTTACATTCATGAACAAATCGCTATATTTGCGATTATGAAAATCTTAAAATTAATAATTATGAAAAATGTATTCTTATTTTTATCATGTTTAGCTGTATTTGCTAGTTGTGGCAATAAAGCTAATAAAACAGTTTCTTCAAGCAATATGGATGATATTGATACTGTATTCACTGAAGTTCCAGGTAAAACAATAACTATAAATTGGGATTTAGTAGTTTTACCAGAACAATCTCCAGAGCTACCTTTCATGAAAAAGATAGTGAAAGAAAACGGTAAAGAGACAACTGTATTCAACTACTATAGGGTAAAGCAAAAAGGACTTGATTCCATTCAATGTATTGGTGTCAGTGCAGAGAAAAAAGCAATTATTGTAGCAGGATTGGACACTACAAATGATTTTGACGGTATAGACAAAGCAGTAGAAGAGTATCTTAATAAATTCGGATTAGAGACTTGGGATGTTGCAGCAAACATCCTACATATAACCTCTTTAAAAGAGGGAAGAGACGAAAAGATACACAACTTAGAAACAGCCTTTAGTGATGGAAACTTTGAAAAATTATTTAATTTCAACTAATCAACAAATATTAGGAATATATTAAAACGTAAACCAACTGGCGCAGAGGCAGACTGCGCCAGTTGGCTTATTTACAAAAAAACTTTTCTAATTACTCTACAAGTTCTTTAAAATTCTTAATCCTCCATTAACGTACATAAGCCTTGGCAGATACTCTGACAAGAACAAATCATCTGTGTTATCAATCCAAGTTATACCATCATTAGATAAATTTTTATTATTTACAATACCTGCAATTATGCAATCTTCAAATTGCATTAATGAAAAATCTGTCGTATCATCCGTATTTCTTGCGAAATTTTCTTTAACACCGCTGTCGTGCTTGCAGGCAAATGTGCATCCTTTAAATTTGAAATTTGAATTGCCATTCCAAAATGCAAATGTTGTTGACAATTCATAAGTCCCTGCATTTTCAGCTTTTTTACGCACCAACAGACAAACATCGTCAAACACCATATTACCGTATTCTTTGTTATATCCAGTATCATACATTAAATATGTTCCGCCATTTTCAGAATTTATATTTAAATGTACGTTCTTCAATAAACCATTTCCATTTTTTGACGGAGTGGTTATTATTGGAGTGTTAGATATAGGATTTAGAGTTCCAAAAACACCGTCTATTATAGTATTATTTCTATAAACTGATATAGATGCACAATCTTTCAATACAAGATTTTTAATATAGGTATTAGCTATATTGGGAGAATCTGACGCATATAATAAGTTTTCTGCATAACAATTAATAACGTATGCCCTATTATATGTTACAACGGGAGTAGACGTATTAGTTCCATGCCCATCAAATAACTCGCCTTGTCTGTCTTGTCTTCGGCTCATAGCCTTACATCCAAAAATTATAATTTCCTCATAATACGTTTGGTCGTTCTTAGGCTGATAATGATAATGTTTACCAATACCCTCCAAAACATCTGTTTTGCAGTTCATAAACCAAGAACATTCATAATGGAATCCATGTCTTACAAAATTGTATAATTCTACATTTTCGTTAAATTTACACGGGTCAACTACATTAAAGCATATTGTTTGCCATATAAAGTTTCGCAAGTCGGTATCTTTTCCTGTAAACTTAACCAACTGCCCTACACTTCTTGTGATTTGAATCTTGTGATTATTTAGCGTTGCCTGGTCTGTTGCGTCAAATGATACTGCAAAGTATATATAATTTGTTCCAGGTTCCCATCCATTACTGAACCCATTGTTTAAGTAAGCATCGCACCACGCAGCGTCATCTACATTTTCATCAAGATACTTCATTGCTCCTTCTTGGGTTATTACGTCATAGTCGCTTGGAGCATATCTTGTATATATCGTCCAGTCCCCACAGGCTTTCCCATCTACAAATACTTGTATTGCAGCTCTGTCACTTCCACTTGCGCCTTTGTTTTCCCATGCAATTCTATATATATTCTGATAACCAACTACTTTTTCTATATTTGTAGAATTTGTTACATCGATAAGGTTGTATGAAGTTGGTTTTTCTTTTGTAGGGTCACCATAACAATCAATGATAATGCCATTTTTTTCAATAGTTTCTTCGGCAATAAATACACTACCTCTTTTTATTAACAGAGTGTCACCATCTATAAGTATTTCATTTGCTTTTGTAAGAGTTTTTACAGCTGTATCTTGAGACAATCCATTATCATCATCGTTACCTCCAACTGTATCAACATATACAATCTTACTTGCAGAAGTCATATACTTATTATGGGCAATAGCTCTTTCTCCATAGAATTTTCCACACACCTCATCAATTAGATGTTCATCTATATCTGTGTTGAATGGTTTTATATTTTTAATTTTAGTAAATTCTTCTTTTGTAGCAAATCTAAATTCTTTTCTTATAATCTTGGCTGTTGCCCCTTGATATACGTTTGTTCCAAGTTTAACTTCTGTAATTCCTTTGGGTACAATATATGTACCGCTCGTTAAAGACGCAATTCCAGCAACTGAATCAGACTGAGAATACACCCCATTTTTCCACGCGCCAATCATACAGAAATTACTTGCTTCTGATAAGGTATAATCAATTCTATCCCCTTCAAATACTGCTATCTTTTCTGTTACATAATGACCACTACCAGCGTTATTACCGTTTGAATAGGCAATACCATTACCAGATGAATTGTTGATAATTATATTATCCTCCTCATTAGAATATAACACTCCGTCTATCTGTGCAATACTTTCTGTTAGTTCTTTTTCCCCATTTTCATTTTCTTTCTTATAAGCCTCAAACTCAACTTTATTAATAAAATCATCCGTGTAATTAGTAACTTTAATAGATACAGAACCCACAGTTTCTTGTCTTGTCTGAGCTATCGCAAACTTTACATTATTGTCAGTATTAACAAAAACGCCCGAGACAAAATTGTTAGAGCCACTAAAAATTCCTGTTTTCCCTACTATCTGCCCTTCGATTATTCTTTCTTTATTAGCATTAAATAATGCTATTATACAGAAATTTTGCCACCCATCAAGCTTGTACTCTATCTTATCGCCATAATTAATAGGTATAAAATCAGATTTAGACCATCCATTGCCAGCCGTACTTCCAGCAGCCGTATAACCTTCCCCGATATTTGATAGCGGTGGGGTAGTAGTATTGATTAATTTTGTAGAATTAAAAACTAAATCTGTTTTTAATTCTAACTCGGAAAATTTCTCACTTACAGCCTTCTGTGACATGACTTCAGTTTCGCTATTCCCCAGTTCCTGCACCACACCGGCATTGATGGACTGGAACGGGCCATTATCTATCCATCCTTCGGCATTATAAATATTCAGGTGGTAGATGGGCTTGGTATGTTCGGTATCATCGTCCGCATAGGTAGGTCCCACCATAATCATATCACCCTGCTTAGGATTAGGATATTGTGATTTATCTGTTACATAGGCTTTAATAGACAAACTGTTTGTAACTTCTCCGCTAAGATCTGACCATGTTTTGTTATCCCGCGATATCTGGAATTTGTTATCCTGAAAACGGAAATAAGCTGCAATGTAATCCGAGCACACCTCCCATGTCTCGTTATCATAGGAGAAGTGAAGCTTGTTATCTATCGTTTTGAGCCACGGGGTAAGTCCGTTATCCCCTTTGGGCCCCAAAGCAGCTATGCCGGTATCCTCACCGTTAATCACCCATGTGCCTTTTACCGATACGGAAATATCTCCAGAGAGTGTTAGTTCGTCCACACGTACCCAGTTGACATCAAGCCCCCAGTGAAAGTTGTCCCTCTGTGCATCATTCACACATTTCTCGGTTATGGCATTCCCCTGCATATCCACGTATGATATGATGATCCCCTTACGCCTCATTTCTTTCGGAACAATATTTCTCGTACGTCCCGCTGTACCCTGATACTGCATATAAATATTGTTATACTGTGCCAGTATCGCTTCCAACGACGCGCCGGTTCTTCCGTCATGTACCGCCTGTATCACTGTACGAGGATAGAAAGGGAATCTTCTTCCCAACATTTCATCAAGCTTGTCCATCTGCCTGATACTTGCATACTTGCTGTTGCAGCAAGAATCTTGTATGTTGTTATCTTCCATGATGTTTTTTAAAAAAGTTATAGAATTAACATTTATTCCAGACCATCCCCAGTCAACGGAGAAAATCCTTCTGCCAGACATCTTCTCTTTAAGGCATCACGATATGATTTCATTGCCGACAGTTGCCAACGCTGAAGTATTTGTTTATGCACTTCCATTTTAGAAAACACTGGAGATTCATTGATGAATTTCTCCAACTTTTCTACCCGGTCATTAAGTTGCTTATACTCTTCTAGCATTCTTATTTGATATCCTTGTAACATGGCTTTTATTTTAATTATCGTTATTATACTGTCGCCCCAGTAGCGTCAACCCACTCATTATTACCTTTATAATATATAGGTTTCGACAATGTACTATCAAAATATTGAAATCCTACTAAAACATTAGTAGGTCTATTAGAAGTAATTCCTGAATCAAACCAAGTCCCTGATAAAACAATTCTATCAACATTTAGATTTATGACTTTAGTTTTATTTCCAATTATAGTTCCATTTCCAATAGTACCTCCAATAAAATTAAGCACGCTATTATCAGGAACAGTAAGAGTTTTTCCTTCCAAATCTATATATCTGATAATATTATATATAGTATTACTTTTAATAAAATCATTTAATTTACTTGCGAAAACAACCTTTGTCACTAAAGTTCCGTCAGGATTTAACCAATCAGACTTAGACCAAGTTAATATATTTCCAAACGTATCATAGGTTTTTATCCCAATTAAAGTATCAGGCAAAGTAAGTATATCCGAAGTAATAAATTCAGCATCAACAGCCTCTACCGGATATGGATCTGTATTTTTAGGGAACCACTCATAAGTGTTAAGAGTAGCCCATTTGGTATCTCTCACTATCAATTTGCCATATTTTGAAGAAACTTTAATCCAAATGTCTAATGTATAAGAAACAGGGTCAAATATCCATCTTATATTTAAAAAAGAATCATTGCCAGTATCGTATCTATCAGATAGTATATACAATTTATTATCTACATATAGCAAAGAATATTCGGTTAATATCCTATATGTCGAATATAAAAAACGAAAACCGCTTGTCGGAACTTTAGTTATCTTAATGTATTCATAAGATTCCGGAGAATCAGAAATTGCATTATTAAACCTTATAATCCCCAAATTAATATCATAAGTATTATCTGCAACTTTCCCATAAATTCCCTTCTTATCCTTACAAAAATCTTTACTCAAATCCGTCGGAATAATATTAGTTTCATAACTGTTTCCATAACCTGTATTATTTTTATATATTTCAATTATAGGGTAATCAATTGCCAAGTTTATAGCGGATTTACTTGTATTTGCTAATTCCCATCTTAATTTACACTGTGAATCCTTCGGATCCGGTATTATATCGTATAAATATTTAATAGATTCTATTGATACTAACCCGTTTTGGAACATATCGGTTTTCAGAGTATAATCTATGTTGTCAACATTTACTATTAATTTATATCTTCCAACTTCATACAAGGGCGTATCTACGACTGCTAATGACGGATTAACTATAAAAGTTAAATACTGATGTATAACAGTATATTGTGTGATAAAAGTTGTAACATCCAAATCAAAAGAAACCGCTTTACCAGCACCAACTGTAACATACATTCTTTCTCCCCTAGATACATTTTCTGAATGAATGTTGTTTTTAACAAAATCCTCAGGAAGATTATGGCATTTAGTTATATTCGCTCCATTAAATATTATATTATTAAAAGCTGAAAAATTGCTTAACACATAAGGAGTATCTTCTCCTGGTTCATCATGCGTATTTATATTTATATAATTACCTTTAACAGCATAAGCTGGGCTTCCTACAGAATATAGATAATGAGATACATAACTATTTAAAAAGCCTGTGGTTGAAGTAAATATTAATATACTATTACTACACTTCAAAACGGCATTAGCACATAATATTGAGGATTGTTTATCTCTTTGATACCCATTAGCATTCAGAACAGCTTGAATATAATTATCATGTCCTCCCACATAAATACCATTTGCACAATTTTGTTGAATATCCAAGCCTGTTACATTGCAATAACTGCCACTTACATAAACTGCGTATTTACTTCTAGGAGTAACAGCATCATATTTATATCTCCAGGCTTTATTGGCAACAAAAACTTTACAATTAGACATTCTTGAATTTTGAGATAAATAAATACCTCCTTGTTGACAACTCCCAACCGTACTATTATGAATAGAATTATCAGTTCCTTCCATAAAAAAAGCATAGTCACCGCATGCGTAATATGAGATAGAATCTATTATTCTACATTCTCTATAAGTCCTTTCAATACTTACAGCTCTATACCCATGCTCAAAATGGCAGTTTTCTACATATATTTTAGCGTCCCACTCATCCGTATCCCCATTGACACTTTGCCTAAAACCTATACCATTATAGTAATCCCCCAATATAAAAGAAAGCCCTCTAAATAGAACTTTCACAGCTTTTTCAGAGTAAAAAATATAAGGAAGGGTATTCGCATTTGGTAAATCATTTACATCAAACTCCTTAGTAGTTGGAGATTTTATGATAGTTTTACCTTTTTCTCCAAACAAAGTAATATTACTTCTTACCTGAATCGTATTACCTATAAAATAAATTCCATTGTTTAATTTAACAATATCAAAATTATTAATGGTATCCTGTATAGATTCAGTACAATCATGTACTCCATCTGGAAGTGCCCCAAACCACTCAGGACAAGCTGCCGCCACATCCCAGCTACCATTTATTGTTATAGCACCAAATATCTTTTCCAATCCTGCTTCAATTTTGGTATTGTCGCCAACGACAGTACCATTACTAAATCCCCCTCCTTGAAAATCTAAAGTGCATTTTGACGGAATAGTGATAGTTTTCCCCTCCAAATCATAATCATACTGTATGACATAAATCGTATCAGACCAACATATCATGGACTGGGTCAGAATATTTCGCCCTGCCACAAGATTCTTGCGCAGATAACATCTTCCCTTCCCTGAGTAATTATTCGGATCATACCTTTTATTAGCCAGTTTCAGTTGACCGTGAACCGATGTAATATCCTCATCATCCGCAAAATTGGTTATGCTCTTGTTACCGATAAGCTGTTTGGTGGATTCACTAAGCATCTCGGGCGTTATCATCCCGTCCATCACGGTAGGAGGATTATCAATGAACATATCATTGAATGTATCCTCAATGTGACGTCTGACAGCTTTGCGTGTAAGATAAGTGTCCGGTATACGGTTGCCGTTCTCATCCGCTATAGCCCTATCAGCCACCATCTCCGGTGCTTCCATCTTCTCAATGAATACCTCTTCAGCATGAATCTCATTACGCTCCGCCTCTAAATCAATCTTCCACCAGCTTTTCTTGTCTTTCCAAAGCGAAGCAGAATTTCCCTTAAAATACCATGTTTCAGCCTGATTGGTGTAAGCAGAAACAAACGTGACCTTCATGCCGGGTATTCTGTATTCCTCCGGTACAAGCGCTATGGCATCTTCAAAAGTAAACACATTGCTCTTCTTTACAACAAAAGGGGCCTTGGACGTGCTTCGTTGTGCTACAAACGACGTTTTTGTGTACCCCGGCATGTTGACACGATCACAGGGTCTGTATTTCTTCCCTTCAACATAATCAGGAAATGCACTGAAATATCTCTGTTCCTTCCAATCATGTGAGAATATCCGGGTATCTTGGGTATGATTACGGCTTACATTATATTCAGTCAGCAGATTATAATCGAAGATGCTCACCTTATCGACTGTGAGATCATAAGTTCCCAGAACACCGCTCAAATCATTCCATCCGGCCCGATATCCTTTAGGAACAAATCCTTCAACATAGTAGAAGTACGGCTTTGTTTTCTTCACACTGCCGACAAGTGCCCATGACGGTTGTTCCATCTTGTCCGGCAACGCTTCAGAAGTTGCCACATGACCTATATAATTGACATCGTTCAACGTTTCCATTTTAGGGACTTCGGCTCTGTCCGCCTTATAAGGAATAAGCCCCAGCAATGCATTAATCTGATCAGGCGTATAATGAATATTTTCATGATATTCATTCGGATGAGGATCACATGCATGATAAGGATGAAAGCAAGAATCAAATCTTTCCATATAAATATATTTTTTATTATTCAAAGATAAGCAAGAGCTTCACAATGAAATGTATATAATAAAAGGAACTCAGACTTTCACAAGCCCGAGCCCCTAAAACCTTAAACTAATACCTATGTGCTATTTTATTTGAGCGCAAAGTTATCTTCTTCCATAATGACTTTAAATTCCAGCAACGAGAAATAACACGAATCCTGTCACTAACCAGCAGACGATGATAATAATTCTGCCATTCTATCATTTTCTCCTTTCTTTCCCCGTCCTGACAGGAAGGTAAGCCGTTCTTGCTTTTCGTGTAATAAAAGCACATCTCTTTCAACTGCCCTCGGTTCATTCGCATACGAAACCTTCCCCGATGAAGAAGATATTTATAACTGTCCCACCTGTCCTTATAATAATCATAAGTGATAGAGATGAGCTTCTGTTGTGCAGGATCCCATATGACAAAATAACGCCTTCCGTCCTGTTTATTCTTTTCCTCAGCCTCTTCTATCGCCTTTTTCAATAACAAGCTGGACTTCCACAGACTTGCGATCCTGCGTTTCCGCACAAGGCTTTTTATCGCCTTCAAAAACAACTTAATTTTTCCCATAATGTTACTAATTTTTATATAATATAGCCTCCGCACCCGTCGCCGACCTGTTGAGGCGTTTCATGTTATTCATTTTCTCTTCCATAGTGGGCAACACCCTCACCGGATATCTGTCCCATTCAAAACGGCTCACGTATAATCCTATTGCCCTGCTCATTACCCGATCATCATGCTTCCCCGCAAGCGCGCCGTATTTGCCGTTCGGATATTTCATGTACCATCCCAATTCCTTTATCATTCCGGTTTCACGCTCTATCCACAGTTTGTCACGCACACACTGTTCCATATACTTAATAATGGCCACTTTTGTATTACGGTTGGTATTGAATCCCCATCTGGTTTCTTTCTGGCTCCTTTTTTCCAACTCGCTCCGATTATGCGCATATACATTATCATAAAGAGGGATCAGAATGGGAAAGAACAATTCGCTGACGTTGTCCGTGTCTACATCATTAAGCTTACTGTACGCCGTGTTGTTCTCGACAATGAGCAGAGCATTGTTATAGAATGACGCAATCTGCGCACATTTGATCGCAAGCAGGTCCGGATCTGTATGCCCGTACCATTCCGCCACCACACGCGGTCCAGCGTCCTCATTGAGCACTCCGCTATCGGCCATCATATCCGCGCGGTCCAGCACAGTAATCACAGAGTAATCACTCGTCCTATATTTCCCCCCGATATCAACTGACACAAAGTAGCGGTTTTCCAACCTCCATGTCTTGTCTGGCATCTCCCATATTTTCAATTCCCCTCCCTTACGCCTGAACAGTTTCAGCCCTTCGACAGCCTGTTCACCTTTCGGGGATTTTCCGGAAATATCCCCCTGGAATACCGGCTCACGGCAGAACCTTCTGAGTTGTTCTACCTTGTAAATGTCAAATACAAGCTGCCCGGAATACTTGAATGCCTCCACCGGATCGGACGGATACTCCTGCTGCATGTCCTGTATGTCCGCATACTCCTTCATCTTCTGCCTGTACCAGTAGATGCCTTGCAATGTCGCTCCAATAGTCCACAGCCAGTACATATAGTCCCAGTTTCCGGACTTATCGTTACGCCTTTCTATCAGGGTACAGGCCCATTCCAGCATATCTTCCGGATCGAGACGGTATTCCTCTATCTCCCACCATGCGACAAACAACGGCTCGAATGCGGACAGTCTCTCCCCATGATCATCCGTTCCATTGGCACGATCCCATTCATCCTTGTAGAAATTCTGCCCGTTCGGCGTGCTTTCATACACAATCATCGTATACGGTTTGTACAGGATTCCCGAACAGGATGATTTCACCTGTTTTTGCGGATCCATCTTTTCCGTCTGAGGCCAAAACGCCACCTCCGTACAATGCGCCATGGCCGAATCACCACCACGGGCACCCTCCGGATTCATCGCAGTTGCCGTCTTGATTTTGCAGTTCCGGGAAGGTATAAGGCTTATGTTGGAAGTTCCTCCTCCCTTGATCTTCGGAAGAGAGCCGTCAAACTCCACCCCTTCTTCATAAAAAAGGAATTCAGGAAGTTGGGTTATAAGCTTGACATACATATCCTTAACTTCAGCCGCACTGTCCCCTTGATGTCCGACAATGATGCTGTTCCAGCTCTTCACATGCATTATCTGTATCCATGACATGTATATCTGTGTGCATGTGGATCCCCCCCACTGGCGGGCCTTCAACAATATGACACGGATAGGCTTGCCGGCACGGCGCATCCTTTCAAACGTCTCAGCCAGCTTTACCTGCGCCGGACGTAGCAGGAAAGGCACATCCTCCCCTCCTTCTTTGTTTTTGATACGCGCATACGCATAACAATAGAAATAAAAGTCGTATTTGGCCCAGTAACGGAGAAACTCCTGAATGACAGTATTACGAAGATCCTCATTATATTCCCCGTATGTCTGCCAGCAGAACTCCTCTATACTTCCGGCAAGATCCAGTTTATAGATAAAACCGGTGGAGAACATCTCGATAGGAAGGAAAACAGATGAATTTATAAAATCATCCAGATATATCCTCTTCCGTTTTCCGGGAGCGTTCTCCCCTGTCAACGGGTTGTAGGACTTGAACAGTTCCGCTTCCCGTTCACGGTTCCTGCGGATCATCTCCTCCGCATTCCTTATGACAATAGCTGAGAAAAGAGTTTCTATATGGTTTATTTTAATGTTCTTTGCCATCCAACCTCCAGTTTACGCAATATCCATCCGGCCGCCAGCATAGCCGCATGATATCCACCCGCAATATGCGGCAGAAAGAAACCGAGAGCGGTTATGGCAAACAGCCTATTACGCCTTCCCCCATCCATGGAGGACAGGCACAAGCCCGTATAATAGTAGATAATGACACTCCATCCGATCACAGGACTGCCGGAAGGAATAAAAAATGATATTCCGACAGCGAACATCCATGCGACCAGCGTCCGTGCAGGGGTTATCACCTTCCATAGAAAAGCCCATGCCATCCCGTTCAGAAGATAATGAAGCCATCCGGAATGTCCGAACATATAAAGCCAGTGACTTCCTGACAGGAATTCATGATACGGCAATAACACGGCCATGCACAAGTAAAGCCCCATGGAATATCTCATTTTCATAGCGGTACACCTATTTCATTCCAGCTTTCCACAAAATATGCTGTATGCGGTCAGGACTTATCCCGAATGAATCGGAAGGCCTCTCTATCGCAAGTCTTACGATAAGACGGAGATTCGCTTCCGATTTCTTTTTCATGATATCAAGGCAACAACGGATCAGACTGGAATACATTTCATATTTATACAGACTGCAATCAGGTATATTGCCTTCGGTCAGATATCTGTATAAGATCACGTAAGCCCGGTCCTCACTGACATAATGCTGCTTCGCCTTCATGCCCGCAATCTCCTTGCATATATCCTTGTAGTAGGAGAACGCACAGGTCTTTTTCAATTCGATGAATGTACGTACAATCTCCTTGTTCCTTATCAATTGTATTTCGCTGATATTTCCCTTGTGCTTCATGTGACCTCCTGTTTAAATGATAGCGAATGTACTTCCTGTAGATTGCATTATATCAATCCGGCTTGAACAAATACTGCTAAATTTGTCAGTATAAGACAACAATGACATATCATGGAAGAAAAAAAAGAAAGAAAATCATGGAGAGACATTGTTTCATCCAGAAAACCGGACCTCGACCTTGAGGACGACCTCGCTGTCGGCGAGTTCCTTGATGACTCTTTCAGACGCTATGACGACAGTGAATCACAGAGAGAGAACCTCAACAAGGTTCTTGCGGAAGATTCAAGAGCCGCCGGCATCCTGACCGGTCTGGCAAGCGGCATGGATGAGAACGGTGAACCGTTCTCTCTTGTGGAATATCTGATAACCAATTACGGGGATGATATCAGGGAAGCTGCAACAACGGAAGAGGCCATCAAAAAAGCAAAAGAGAAAGAAGCTGCCCGGATAAAGGAGGCGGCCGATGAGGAAAAAAGAAAAAGAGATGCGGAAGAGAAGCTGCGCAAAACAGATGAGGCACTGACAGAAGCTGTGCGGCAGGTCAATGTTGATGAGGCGAATGTAGTTTCCATGTTGGAATGGCTGTACGGAACACAGGATACAGACGGTATCATTCATAAAATTATCCGGCACGAACTGGATGCGGAAGACTGGAAAAGAATCATCCATGCCTTCAATATGGACATGGAAATAGAAGCCGCCCGAGAGGAAGGACGTAAACAGGGACGTACCGCACGTCCGGGAGCTATACACAGGAATCTTGCGGAAAAAGCTCCGACGGACCTTGGAGGAGGCGGGAACGGAGGAGGTGAGGAAAAAGTGGAGGATCCTACCCTACAACGTTATAAAGACATGAAGAGACGTATTTAATCGTCTATTGCTTTCAGGCTCATATCACAACTTTTATTTATAAATTTAAAAACAAATCGAGAACAATGAAAAAGTTAAAATCAACATTCAAATTTTTCTTTTCCGTATTGCTCATGTTCCTTGCCGGAGCGACCGGGGGAGGTTATGCATGTGCCGCCGATGCTTCGGACGGAGGCTCAGTCCAGGATCTAGGGGATGGCGGAAAGGTAGTAGGCGGGGAAAGTTCCGTAACAAAGAACGAGAAAATCATGGACGCGGAATGGTACGTGAAGCAGATCGACAAGACAATTGTCGAGATGAAGTTTACCGGCACGCCTATTGATCAGATTCTGCGCCAGGGGGTGACAAACAAATCGGACAGCATCGTAATCAAGTACTACAGTGTCGGACAGCGTCCGCTACGGGCTACCCTTGCCAAGCAGCTTGAAGCCATGACTACCGAGACTCCGAAAGCGATAGAACTGGAGGATAATAACATTGTGGGCGCAATGGATACGCTTCTTGTCCTGAACGCTGACGGAACGTTTGTTTCCGGTTACAAATCCGGTACCGATGAAGTGGATCCTGAACACCCATTGATGCTGCGCGTGCACGCAATCAACAGTGAGACCAACCTTCCGCTTGTCTATGCCGTAAACGGAAAACAATCAAACAATAAGAACCCTTATCTTATTCCGACCCTTGCAAAGGGTACCGTCCTTCTAAGAATGGGGCGCGCTGCCGCTGAAAAGGATGTGTCTACAGGAAGGTATTACCAGCTTCCATCACCGGACGAACAATATTGCCAGCGTTTTATCATGCAGGTAGAGCAGACTATCTATGACCGGTTGAGTAAGACCGAGGTGGAATGGTCATTCACACGTGTGGAACGGATGGCAATGGAAGACATGCGTATCGGTATGGAAGCCTCCGGACTGTTCGGAATCAAGAGCAAACATGCGGTGAACGGACAAGGCAATGTATATACTTGTGAAGGTATCTGGTACCGCGCCGGAAAAGACCTTGAAATCGGACATTGGGAAAAAGTGCTTGACTCTGCCGGAAATCCTGTGGTGGAAGAAGGAAAATATGTGCAGCAATATGTAATCTCGGAGGATGAGCTTGTAGACCTTGTAGGACGCATCATTGAAGGTGCCGGTAATGGAAGCCGAACAAAACTTGTGTTTGTTGACAATACTATCTATGCAGCATTATGCAAGATCAAAACCAACAACCGCACACGCATCTTCGAACCGGAACGTGACTACAACAAATGGAGACTTGACTTCCAGTCATTCGAAAGCATGGGAACAAAACTTCTGTTTTACCGCCATGACCTGTTCAACGCTTGGGGATTCAACGGAAGAGGCTTCTCTCTCGATCCTGAATATCTTGACAAATGGGTATTCCAAAACTGGGAGCGTAGCACATACAACCTGAAGGAACTGTTCATCAGTAACAGTGACGCTGTTGTCATGCAAGAGTTCTCCTGCTGGACGCTCGGATTCCCAGATGCCCACGCGCGTCTGTCCATTCCGGAATATGTTGAGATTCCGGTCCCTGAATCCCAGGCTGCATAATAGAACTTAATCATCATCAGAGGTGGAGAAATCCACCTCATCATTATTATAAATGTATGAAGAAACTTTATAAATTTGTTGCGAACTCCTCATTGTCATTCGCTGTCATTCACTGCGGACGGATGATGTACATCAACTTCTCCGCCTTTTTCCGTGGCAAATCAACCTATCATACAACGGATAGAGAACTGGCAGAGAAAATCAGGGCGCACAAGTGGTACCGGGAAGGACGCATTACCGAAACAATAGAAGAAGATGAAGATGTAATACATGACGAAAATGACGTAAATTCCGTATTACAGAAAACAGAGGTAAAACAGAGATATAGCATCCTTGGAAAACGGATGTGCACCTATATTCCTCCGGCATCTTCCAACCAGGAAGAAAAAGAATCCGAAAGTGCAGAACCGACCAAAGAAAAAGGCATTCAAGAAGACAGAGACATACAAGAGGATATTGAAAATGTGACCTCATTCCTTGAAGCGAAGGATTTTTTTGAGGTCAGATTCAAAGTACCGCGCTCGCAATGTGGAAATAAGGAGGCTCTGTCCTCATTATGCAAAGAACACGGCATACAATTTCCCAATTATCCATTAGACTAAGCCTCATGATACCTGTCAAAGATATACTAAAGACTTTACGCACAATCATCAATGAGAGTGCGACAGAAGAAGACAGTTTCACGATTGAGACCGATGAGGCATTAAAAGAGTTCATCAGACTCGCGCTACTCGCACTGATGAATGACGAAGGGGTGATGGCCGAAGCTTCGGAAATGACAGATTCATCCTCAATCTCATTTGAGAAACGTCCTGACGGTTTGTTTTTTGCCTACATAAAAATACCTGCGGACTATATCAGGCTTGTCAGTGTGAACCTGACTGGGTGGAGATATCCGGTCACTATGTTATATCCGGACAATTCGCCACTATACAGCGCACAATATTCATCAGCTCCCGGTGTAGGTAATGGTCCCTCAATACCGGTAGCATTCATCACCAACGATACCATGAGGTCAATCATTGCCCATGCAGTAAAAGAACAGGGGGGATACAGTCTCAGGTATATTCCAACTCCTTCAATCTCAGAAAACGGAGAAATCAACCTTCATAACAAATATGCAGGAGCATTGGCATATTATGCAGCCGGTCTCTATCATATTTCAATAAATGAAAATACCGGTGCGGAATCTGAATTTGCAATAGCTAGATCCTTGATACGTTCACACACTCCTGAATCTTCTACAAGTAATACAGAATAATTGTGATTTGCTTTCAATTTCGTATCTTTGCGGAAATCAAAAACAAAATCATTATGAAAAATGCAAAAACACATGAAGCTTACTCAGAGGAAGAATTAAGGGAAATGGTGGAATGGTTTAATACGAGAGAATTACCTAAAACATTGCAAATCAACAAATCCTCATTTTCTCCCGACCTCCCTCTGACAGTAGAAAGCCTTATAATGCAGGCAGAACAGAATCTTGGGAATTACAAGATGGCAGGCTCTTTCCGGCTTCTGAAGGAAATACGGGAAAAACTGGAATCATAGTGCTTATCAAAAACAGACGGTTCGGTTTTTGATAAGCACAAACCGTCTGTTACAAAGAATCAGACCATTGCATTCTTGCAATACACATAATCCCAAATCTTTGTTGTGTCCCCCCAGTCCTGATCCTCAAAATAGAACTTATGAGCACCTTTAATGATCTGTTCATCATTATAAACTGTGCAAAGATCGGAATAAAAGGCATTGAACGCTACATACTTGTCCCATTTCGTAGTTCCAGCCGGAAATCCCATCATCCGGGTACTTGCCTCTATCTGTTCCGCCGTCCAGTGCGCACCCTCACATTTCTTTCCATCCCTATCAATGTACCTCATCATGCCGACATCAAACATCGCAAAAGCTTCATTGTAATGATTACCATACATGATTCCATGTTGCTCACGCATAAATTTCCAGTACAGTTCCGGATGTTCTTCCTTCACAAGGCACAGAAGCTCGCTCATGCTTTCCGCACTGCGCATCATGACCTTGTCACTTGTCAGACCCGCCCTTTTCGCATCGTCCAACATTTCTTTGAATGTATACTTCATAATCAATCTGTTTTATCTTCGTTATCACTCAAACCGGCAAGTTGGATTGTATTTCTGTCCTGCATCATGGAATCAAGACTTCTCCTGATAAAAGCGTTTTCTTTCTCGATTTTCCTTGTCCGGATAAAAATCTGGTCAAGAATGCACGGAATCATATCCACCTCACCATTTGCCAGCAACTGGCATTTGCTGCAATCACCTATACATTTGCCTTCCACTCTCATAATCAACCCTTTCTCAAGTTATTAATCAATGTTCCACCTCTTACAGACAACAACGATTTGACACCGCCTGTCTTGACCATATTGAACAGCTCAAACAGATCATCACGATGTTTTTTGAAAAACGGATACATGCTGATAATCGTCCGGCTGGTCAAAGCCCGCGTATTAGACAATTCGTTGAATGCGGTCTGAACAGCTTCCTTCTGCTCGTCGTTCTCGCAATCCACCACAATATATAATTTCCTTAATGCCATAATCAATCAGGTATTTTATCAAAATCTATTTCTTCCTGCGGTTGAGGCGGTACCGGACGCTGCCCATACATGTTATCATTGGCCTGCTCCACTTTTTTCCCAGTGAACAGACCGGCAACGAATGTCAAAGCCGGAACGCCGTATTCAACCACCTTAGGATGTTCTTCTATATAATTAGCAATCTTGGTAGCCATTGACAGGTATTTATCGACACCCTGTGGTTCCGGCTCTATTTTAAGAGGGATACCCATGTTCTTGGCGAAGATGTCTGCAAATTCATTGGCTTTCTGCGCTGCCTCCAGCGGATCCGCATGTTTTTCCTCAGTCATATACATAAGCATGTAACTGAACGCTTCCGCACGTGTCGTAAACTTCAACTCTGTCTGCGGTTTCTTTGACTGAAACATGGACACCCCCATCTCTTATTTCTTTTTGGCAGGTTTATCCTCTACCGGAATTTCCGAACAGGATATGCCTTGCAGCATCTGCATCGCACTTCCCATAATACCGTTGATGGCTTCCGTATCATTGTAAACTTCCGGCAAATCGGCCTCTCCTATTATATAGGCTTCAATATCTCTAGCTTTTGCGACAATATCCTTTTGAGGACTACCAGTGCCGAGCAACTCAACAGCCTGTCTTACCGCAAACTCCCTAATTTCTATTCTTGATTTAAACATAGTCCAGCTTTTATACGATTAATAATAAATGAGGGTGGAGTCCCCACCCTCACGAAATCAATTGCGGCAAGTTTCATCCACCGTAACATTGGTACTGGCCAAGTTATATGTAGACGTCTGTCGGAACTCACGGTTTCCACAACCGCCACAACCTCCGTTTCTGCCACGGCCACAGCCACAACCGTCATTGTAGAAGACCTCCTTGTTCAACTGGAACAGCTGCTCACCGAAATTGGCCTTCATGTCGCCCACTCCCTGAACGGTAGCGGAAATTGCACCGTTAGCAGCATACAACTGCTGCCCAGCCCAACGAACATCAGGTTCCATACAGTTAACACGTCCTGTCAGATTAGCCAACCCTACTGCAAATTGTACTTTTTCATTACAGTTATTATGCCAACTGTACACGAAGAAGGCAATAACAATCACAGCAGCGATAACCCAGATAGCAGCGGTAGCGCCCCATCCCTTTTTGTGTTCGCACTCCAACTCACGCATTGCGGCGTATTCCTGGATGCTCATTCCTGTTACATTATCCATAATTATGATTTTACATATCACGGTCAATATTGACCGCAAAGGCAAATTACGGAATAAGTTACTTGCAGATAAAATATTTATTTTCCAGTTTGTTTACTATTTCTTTCCAATTGTTTTCCACAATCCATACCCTTTGTTTTTTAGCATTACGCCGCATCGAGCCGACAGCCTGTTTGGTTCTGTTAGTCAATGACGCTATCTCCGTGTCAGAGAAAATCTTGGCTAAATAACGCACAAGAAGATATCTGGCATTCGCACACTCTTCTTTATTGCTATGTATAATACCTGTTTCAGATATTCCCGTCACTGAAGCGACAACCTGCAATACATCCTTATATATTTCATCACTTTTCATATAATCACTGTTTGGATAAACAAAATACGTCGGAAAATTGTTAAGCAGTCTGGGACCGCAAAACAATTCTTGTTCCGACGTATTGTTTCTCCTTAGCGACTTCTACCTGATAAGGAGCGTGCGGTCCTTTTCTTACAATCCGGACCGCCGAAGATTTTTGTTATAACGAAAGACTGAATTGAAAAAAATACAATCTATAAATTACGGGCACCTCCTTTCTTTCTTAACCATCTGACAATCATCATAGATACAAGCAATATATTCATTATCATAGACCATCCACCTATCTCTATTTTTGTTTTTTGCCACCAGTTTAATTTTTTCTCCACCTCTACAATCTTAGGTACTTCGATTCGCTTGGTTACCGTCATATAATGAGGTACAGTTACTATAAGTACCGAATTTGGCCATATTCCCAGCGAATGTTGCAATATTCCACCTGAATATCTAGCCCAGCTGTACGCATAAGGGTTGGAAAGAAAAGATACAGTGTCACGTGTCGCAGTACTATCTTTGTATGGAACCAGTCTTTCTGTTATGGTGGTATCATGTACTTCCACTGTTTCCGTTGTCTTGATCTCCACAGGAACATATCTGGTTTTACACGAAAAGACAAGTAAAAGTACTATCGCTACCGCAATCCATATATAGATTCTTTGTCTCATAAACTTAACATTTGTTTTCTATTGGCACCGTCAGCCCGATAACTGACGTGTACCCATGCAAAATTGCTTTCATCAATCAATTGGTCATAAGGCAGGTTCTTGCGGATAAACTCAAACAGCAACTTGTTCTGTTGACGGTCGCCAGTATCAATATCGGCAGCTTCCCCTTTCATGTGCTGAGAAGACTTACTTCCCTTGACGGCCGCATTAAGTTCCGGACAGCGATAAGCACTGTTTACTGTTATAGGCTTTCCCCACCACTCACGTAATGGATCAAGCACATTATCTACCAAGGCAGTCAGAGCAGTCACATGCTCCAGTCTGCATCTGTTGTTAATTCCAAGCCGGTCTGCTGTATTTGACCGGCATAATTCCGCAATTGTAAAATACTTCATTTCTTATCCTCCTTTTTTGTTTTCGTTGTCAAACAATATCTGAGCCATGATCTTGGCAATATCATCCTTATTCTCAATAATCACACTCATTGTCTTCTCAGCCTTGCGCAACTCCGCTTTTTCCCATGATTTTTCACGAACTGATTTAAACTCACAGAAAATGCAGTAACCCGTCCAAATCATTGAAAAAACAGGAAAGGGGATAACCACACAGCATAACAGATCAATGAAGCACAACTCTATAAATGGAGTGAAATACTTCTTCGCCTTGACGGCTGTTTTCTTATACCCCGTGGATGTTCTTGCCTCTCCTCGTTGCTTGGCTTTCATTACTCCTGTGATAAGATCCACTAACATCGCCCCCATTGTAGCCGCAATACACAAGGCTATAAGCACAATATGTATCATCATGTGCTCGTTGATAAAATTGTAAATTACATCTCTCATTGCTTTATTATTTATACTAACTTTTAATACTTACAACCACCAGTCTAATTGTTGTATAATCCATCATTATAAGAAATATTAAAATTTCCAATCACTACTTACGACATCATCTGTTGCGCTGCCTGCTGCTCCTGTAACTGCTTCTCATATCTTTCCAGTACCGCTATAATCTTACTGGAGTTCGGGAAATTACCGGCTTCCAATGCCGCCTTGAACGGTATAAGCCCCTTCTCAGCCTGTGCCATTAAAAGCTGGTTTGTCAATGCCCTATATACCGGGCTGTCGCTATCCTCGCTAATTGAGATATCAATGTCAATATCATACATTGTATCCATATTATAGGGAATGGATTCACCGGCGACATTGACCGCTTTCGGACCTGTATAGAAACATTGCATCACCTTTACTACCTTATATGCCACTTCAGTAAGAAATGAGTTGAATGTATTTATAAGATCCAGTATGGATGATGAGGCCTGTGCGGCCTTTGCCTGATAAAGCACACCGCTCTCGGAACTTCCCGATTTACCTTGTAGTGCCGCCTGAACTCCTGACACGTCCTCCACCATGGAGCGTGACAGTTGTATGATATAATCGAATCCTCCCGGGATGGATGATGCGGTCTTTGTATCAGGGGCATTGCCAGATCTTTTGCTTGTATATAATATTACACCGTTACTCTTCACATACTGCTCCGCTATATCCTCTATACTCATGTTGTCAGACAAGGACTGTTCATCTATCATCAACACACCCTTGGCCGCATTACGAATATAAAAATCAAGGGCTACCATGTAGTAATTGAAATATTCCTGAGACGGGATAATTTCAGATATGAACGGATGAAATTCTCCGTCAATATAAGGATATGGTTTGAACACAAACGGATGGAAAGATTCGGATCCATTCCAATACGGACTTTGTCCTTCCTCCAGCACAAATCCGTCCGGGGAAAGATAACGGTAATACCAATACGTCTCGATTCTCCGTTCATAAGTGATCAGATTCTCAGCCGCATATTTATCCGGATCCATGAATGTAACGGGAGCCCCGTCCGTATCTAGCATGGGGGATCCATCAGGATTACGTTTTATATTAAGTTCAAGACGGCTACGGTTTATTTCCTTAATGCTCTCTTTCTGATCATAAGGAACAAAATAAGGCTCACTCTCCAAGGGATCATTACAAAACCAGGCCTTCCGCCTCTCCTTCGTCCATAATTCAATAACACGGCATTTTCCGAACTCCGAAGGATAGTAGAAATCGGTAGATTCAATCTGTGACGTGCGTGTGTCACGGCTGAACTGCGAGGCGATATATTCATTATCAAGACAATGGTTATATATCTCCTTCAACTTTATATCATCAGAATCCGAATGTGAGAACAAAGCAAGCACCTCGGAGAAGTCAAGATCATGAAGGAGACCACAAAACCGTATGTCTGCAAGATTGAAATCAAGACTGTCGGGAAAGAATACAAAGTTCGGATTCACATAATCAGTGAACACGTCCAGTTTTCCACGACGATAAGCCCATGAAATTTTATATATAGGCAGACCGGATATAAGATATTCCTCAAAAGTACGCGCATCCAGTTCTGAACGCCTGTTGAGCTTCATGTTCTGCCGGAGTAAGGCTGACATAATGTCCGCATATTCCTTCTCCTCCGGATCAACAGCATTGCATACCGGCGCGGTATCGTTCATTCTGAACTGCCCTTGTACGACCCGTTTGATCTTACCCAATATGTTGGTCTGCAATGCAGGTATACCCTTCTCCTTAAGATATTGCTCCTTCGTTATATGCCGCCCGTTGTAAACAATCTGCCTCTCATACTGTTTTCCGTAGGCATACGATTTGCATTCGGCACGCATCTTTCTGAAAGGAGCAAGACGGCAATATGCATTATAGGCTACATGCAGCCATCTCTCGGCCCGCCGCTGTCCGTCGAATTTTCGATGCCCGTAAAGCAAGGAGTCAGATATTTGTTCGTTATCGCGCATGTTCATTATTCTTTTACGACAAAAATAGCTTAATAAGAACTGGACGAATGTATATAATGCAGTCAGCATTATATCAAAGCAGATACGGCAGATGAGATTATATTTGTACTATTAATCGTTTTTTATATGGAAAAGAAAACAATATGTGTGGATTTTGACGGAGTCATAGCACAATACGACGGATTTAAAGGTAATGACATCTTCGGTGATCCGATTGATGGTGTACAAAGTGCCATGGAAGTCCTAAAAAAGAAAGGATTCACAATCATCATTTTCACAACACGCACCGCCAGTTCCAAATTAAAGAAATACCTGAATGACAATCACATCACTTATGATTACATAAACGAAAACCCGGATCAGCCTAAAGGCAGCAATTCCGGAAAGCCCATAGCCGACATATATTTAGACGACCGTGCCATCTGCTTCAAGGGGAACTGGAAATACGCACTCGAATCCATCGCTTCCTTCATTCCATGGAACTCACAGAAGATAGATGAGAAGAAAGAATTTGAAAAAGCATTTGACAATTATAAGAAAATGACCAAAGAATATGCACTTTGCAACAGTTAAGACTTATGAAAACATCCATAAACAAACCGGAAATATTCAAATATGTCATTGCGCTTACAGCCCGGGCAGGAAAAGCCGGCGGTAATTATCCAGATATAGCAGCAACAGAAGACAATGAAGCTGTACTGGATCTTTATCTTACCGCCGCAGTAAATGAAGCGGAAGGCGAGCTTCGGCGCAAGATTAAAGACAGTAATGATATAAACATGACCTCTTCCGGGAATGAAATTATCATTGAATTCAAAAACTTCATACGCATGGATGAAGGTATCACGGACATGATACGCACGGCAATGAGATTGTATGCTTCACATTATCTTGCAGCCGCATGGCTGGAGCCTACAACGGATAAAGAACTTTGTGAAGGATACAGGACCAGTGCATCCGGATACTTGAAAAAAATAGCATCCGCCCTAAACCAACGATCAGAATTCATCGTACCAGAAGCCGACTACGAACAGCGCAATAATAATGACTATGAGTTGCAACAGAGCCAGTCCGGAAATGCTGACTACGAACAGCGCAATAACAATGACTATGAGTTGCAACAGAGCCAGTCCGGAAATGCTGACTACGAACAGCGCAATAACAATGACTATGAGTTGCAACAGAGCCAGTCCGGAAATGCTGACTACGAACAGCGCAATAACAATGACTATGAGTTGCAACAGAGCCAGTCCGGAAATGCTGACTACGAACAGCGCAATAGAGACAACCTTTATACAGGGATAGGTTGCACAGGTATGGATGTGCTTACAACAGAAAATCCATCCGGTCCAGATGTTATATTAAGAGACAGATATAATAATCCTTTAATATACAAGCCATGAGAGAAAGAGAAATTTGGATACGCCTGCTGAAAAAGCAGATAGTAAACGATGTAGCGGTGCAATGCAATCTGATAGGACGCTCATTACAAAAGAGCGAAGATACAGAAGAAACTGCATCAGAAGTAATGACACCTGATGATGAGGCCACAAAGCCGGTTGTGGCCCGAGCGATGACGGAGGCTTTCGGTGAGGTGAAACGTGTCTGTCAGCAATATCTGATAACAGGCCGGGACACAGACGACAACCGTCTTGAGAGAATCAATGAAATGAACCGAAGTACTGAAACGATATCATCTGGATCACTGGGAACTTACAGCCTTATACCCGGACAAAGTTACATCATCCGAGTTATTACAGACGTATCTGTAACGGTAAGCACATCAACAGACAAGGTACTTGGTCAAGTAACCGGTACCGGGCAGTTTGAGTATATCCCTTCATCAAACGAGAGGATAAAGATAGAAGGCAGTGACGGCAAAGCGGAGGTGACTTACTTTTTTGGTGACTTCGGCATGTATGAATTAAAGCTTTCCATGCCTGCAAGTTTCAATATCAGCATGACGGAAACCATCAAAAGTTGCGCACACCGTATGATGGTGGATTATGTAATGAGTGCTGTCCTTAATAACCAACTTCCGGAAAAGGCGAAAGAATACGCGAATTTCTTTACCGGTGACATAGAGGGTTTGCGTGATGCCTTACGTTCAAGAATAAAACTGATGGGCAGGAGACCCACGGACTGGAGTTGATACTGTGCCGGTCCCGAAAGATCGGACTATGTGCCATCTCCGGAACCGGCTTTTTCCAATGCGGACACACGTTTTTCCAGTTCGGACAAACTGGTTTCCAAGCCGCTTACATCCGGTATCTCACCACGTATCTCGATCAAGGATTTTGATATTTCCTCAATTTTTTTGTCATATTCTGATTTCATCCGTTTCAACTCGTTTATAGCGGACACCATAAGCTCAAGATTCTGCTTGGTCTGGCTCTGGTATGTCCTGAACTCTTCACGATGATCATCATACGCTTTGTCCGCCAACCTCAAGATATCAACGATTATCAATCCTGTAAATGACAAATAAAAATCACCAATTCCGGCCCATTTCCCAGAAAGTTCATATTCCTGCCATTCCTCCGATTGGTCAATATGCTTCGTCTTCAACGCATAATCTCCCTGTGTATCCGTAAAACCTATTGTAAGATCACCTGAGGATTTACAAAGGAACCGCACTGAAAGAAACAAAGCATCATATTCTTCCGTGTAGTCAACAGTTATAGAAATGTTCTCTTCCGTCAGTTCTCCTTTCTTCTCATTAAATATCCTATGTTTCTCTGGCTTCCTGATGAGGCTGTTTTTCTGTAACACTCCTCCATTGCTAATATGCAGCAACTTCCGGTACTCATACAAATCCGTATATGCCCCCAAAGCATCATCTGAAAGATTGAAAAACTCCCATCCTGTCTTATCTGAGAAAGCGGAATTATATAGGTAATTGAATGTTGATGAGCATATATCAACTGCATCAACATAACTTTCAGCTGCCAGTGACTTGTCAAAAATAGACTGGTTGTCATTACCTCCTCCCGGTAAATAAGACGGAAGGCCAACGCCCCCTCTCCTGCTATTCCCGATTTCCTTTCTTTGCGCTTCCTGTCCGCTTCCTCCCTCAAGACGGAATACTGTCAAGACTTTACCTTTTTGTTTCATAAGTCGTTATCTTAGTCGTTTTTCAGGCATGATATCATATATCAGCCGTATTCCTGATATGTTCTCTTTAGCTGTCAGTGCTGTTTCCAACGCAATGCGGTAGTATTTGAAATACCTTCCTCTTATCGCTCCCACACGTCTGGCCTGCGTTTCCCCTATCTTATACCATTTCTTTCCATCCTGTGAAGCAAACAGTATCATTTTCTGCTTACCTGAAAAGATGCCTTGTACCGACATATCCATAAGCCGTTTTAACTGCAAAGTATCCAGTTTCAACGCTCTTGTAACAACAATCCCTTTATTTATCATCTCGGAGGAATAATCATATATATCTGTGAGCCGGACAATCCTGTCTTCAATATGCACATACGAATATGGAAATATATTGACAACAGATTTAACACGTCCAAACACGGCCGTGTTCCATCTGTTTTCAGGAAGAGAAAGCACAAAAGACGTATCCATATCCTTCAGCATAAAAATAATCCGCTGGTTCGCATAATCATAGGCTATCATGGCTGTCTTGATCAGTTCAATAGGAGGTTTGTCAATCATTTCCATATTTGTTCCAATTTCTTCCGGCACAGGTTCGAAAACTCCCTGCAACGCCTGTGATATACAATCTATGGAAGCTCCATTTGTGATCATAACACCTCTGGATGAAATGAACAACACTTCCGAATCCATCTGTGTGATTGATCTGGAATTCAGGCATACGTCTCTCTGTATCGGAGAAATGGTTGAATAAAACCCTTCAGAATTGACGCTCATCGCATAATTTCCGTCAGAACAGAACAGTAGCATGGGGAATTGTCCGAACTGTCCCTGTGATATGGCTGTAGTAACCGGACACATTGCATAAATGTCACCGTTCCCTATTGTATAAACTCCATTCAATGGGAAATAAAAAGGGTTTCCCACTTCCGAAACAAACATCTTGTTGCTCAGTTCCTCAGACTGCAAGGGTGTAACGGACGGTACGGATGCCGACGATTCATTTGTATTTTTTAACAAGCTACAAAAATACGCCCCATTTAAAGTCGGATGTTCCGCCAAAGGATACTCAAACACCATGGAACCGACCACAATCACCATTTTATACGCATCTGTATCAGGATAAAACAGATATACAGGAAGTATCTGTTCCAAAACTTCCGTATCACTTTTGACTACAACATCCCCGTTGCTCCCATGTATATACGTATATATTGAAACCGAAGAATCCCCACGACCTAGAAATTGTGATATACACATGGGATTGAATCCCTTGAAAAAAGTTCTTTTCACATTTGCAATATGCAGACGGCTGTTATATGTCGTGGAAAAGTCAGGAATGATGATATCGTGTGTCATATAATCATCTGTCAATGTCTCCCTAAGTTCCAAATTGCTCAAAATATGATCCATGTCCCCTTCCGCACCAAACAGATAGCGGATGTCGCTGGAAAGTTCGTCCAGTTCCAGAGTCTTCACATGATAAAAGAGGGAGGCGTTACATATTTCCTCCTTGAACTCATTACGTACTTCCATGCCCCATGCATATGTAGCAGCAGCCTCGTTTCCAAACTTTCTATCATAAGCCTCGCTAAAAGGCCTTGGTGGATAGGAGTACTCTGACAAATCATCCATAATATATCCGTATGTGTTGCTCTTGCCTTGGGGAAGATCTTTCAACAGACTCTGACTCATGTCTATTTCACCATCCGTATAAAATGTATAGAATTGGGAGGATATAAAAATATCCACTCCTTTTATAATATCCCCCCACTCCTGTATCGCCTCCTTGTCATTGTTGGCACATGCGTATGAAAGCCATGAGCAGAATGAGGATATATAACCAATGCCGGTAAAAATCACCTGACTCAGCCGCTCAATTTTACTGACTACCACCGGTGCACCGGAGTCATTAGGCAACATAAGCACAGGTGCGGACTGCATGATGACAGAACCGTCATAAAGGCGGTATGCATAACGTACAAAAAAAGGGAAAATGAAATATCCGTCTTCTTGCTGTTCTGCTATATACTTGTTTATCTCAGCATGTACTTTTGTGGATATCCCCTGTACATATTCATCTTTTATCTGCCATTTATCCCCATTAATCCACATCTGTTCCTTCTTGTACAGTTCAAATTCTCCGCTTCTTCTTACAGTTGAATGCAAGGAAAACACCAAAAGTGGTTCCGGAGGTTTCTGCCCCAGATATTTATAGTTTCCATTTTTCCATAAGAAATAATGCATCCCGTCCTCAGCAAAGGCGACAAGCGTGTTTCCTACCGACAACAATGAACTGGCAGGTATAGACTCATCCAGCAATGTAAGTGACAATTCCCCCTTATTATTCACATCAGCCCAATATAATGACAGACCGTCTTGAAAAATAAAATGTGAATATGACGTAGCGGAATGTATATATAACAGTTTAGCGGAGTTATGACTTTGTGGAAGGATATATTTCTCTCCGGCAAGAACAGAAGGCCTGATACTGCCGTCATGAATCTCCAGCCCGACAGATGCGGAAAGCTGCCCGTCAGGAGAAATATCGGAATAAGGTGTCAGGTTAAGTCCCGAGAAAGATATTTGTTTCTCCGTCATAATACTTCTTTTTTATAAAATGAATAATAAACATCACAAATATAACAACTTACATGTTCCTGTTCTGTATATTCTGAACAGTTGAGGCTATATCCCTTACCGGAGATGTCGAGATCCGCCACACAACGGTCACGACAGTACCGTCCTTGCCTTTCAGAAAAACCGGCTTCCCATGAAAGCGCAACCTGCATATCTCATTCCCACCCCCGATTCTTTGCAAAGCACGTGTCACATACGGACTATGAATCTCACAAGATGAGGGAAGAAAAAGAAGATGGGGACGGTTCTCACACAACGGATCATAAGAGAATATCATATATGCCCTCACTTCCCCCAACACAACGATCTGTACAGAGTATTTTTCCGTCAATCCGGCTTTCCGAACACATTTTTTACTTATAGTCACATGCTTATGTCTGCCATTAACATATATATGATGCTGAAGCACGGGAATCTTAAGTTCCCGTGCTGTTCTTTTAATATCTGACGGTATGTTTGCCAGTCTCATAGCGGAAACAACGGTATCAGTTTGTACGCTACCGTCTCACCGTCATGCTCGTCCTGCACTTTCCATTCCTCAAGCCGGAAAGTGTATGAGGTTACCAGCGGATCTATTTTCAGATCATACAATATCTGGCTTGGCGGTGTCGTATCCAAATCAGCATAGCTGGAAAAGAAGCGAAGACATCCGAGGAAACGTCCTCCCACATGATTGATATGTGTCCGGTTCATCCATTCAGGCTTGCATGGCTGGAGCATGACGCTGTCCTTCCCCAGTTCTTTAAATATTATAAAAGCTCCGGTGGGCATTTTGTCACGGACAAACATCCGTCTGAAAAGAATGTCCCTGTGCAGTCTGGTATTCCGAAGACGGCATATAGATGTATAACCTGTCCTTACCGGCTCCTTTCTGTTTTCCTCCAGCCGCTTGTATTTCTTATCCAGATCCTCTATATGATCCGGATGGATCAGAATATTTTTTCTCTTGTTCTCCATGGCTAGTCCTCAATAAAATCAATCATGAAATACTCTTTCCAGGACACATCCCCGTTGTCAAAGCACACAAGCGCCCGACTCCCGTCCTTTGAAATCTTCCTTACTGTCCCCGTACAGGTGATATCCCCGTCAAAAAAGACACGCGCACCTTCCTTGCACTGTGTCCTGAATACATTAATTTTCATTGTCGTCTTTTTTATTTAAATGGTTGGATTATTAGAATACTGTTTGTTGCAATGCAACAGTTCGAAATAGCCTGTCATGGCTCCCCTTGGAAAAGCACAATGACATGGAAGACCATATATCTGACATGCGCAATGTTCGCACGGTGCTCCGGTCTGCTCATATTTCGTAACCGCATCCTTTCTTGTCATAAGCTCGTTATAATGTATCTCGCTACATTCCTTCCAGTCATCATCTTTCGGACGTACGGACATGGCCGGATCTATCTCCGCATAATAATAACGCATCTCTACTTTCTGCGGATTAGCGCGCGATACAAGTATACGTCCGAAATGACGGTAAAGCCTGTTCGGCAGCACCTTGCCTTCCGGCACGGAGCGCAACTGCGGTATGAACTGATCCTCCTTGTGGAAGAGCCGTATGAGTCTTATCACCCATAATAACATCTTTTTTCTCATGGTTCCTGTTTTTTTGTTTCCTTGCGGACATAACGATAAATAACATTCTGTGCGTTGAGGCTTATTTCATCACACATTTCTCCGAATAACGCGCTCATACGCTCATCACCGAAACTGTCTACATACCGGGTTATGTCCCGGCACTCTGCCGCAGCCTTCTTCGCCCTGACCACTACGGGAAGGGTTACGGAACGATCAAATCCTTTGAGATATTCCTCGAACTCCAGCGCCGCGCCATAAAGCATGTCAGCGAATACGAATACCTGATGCATCAACACCAGCGCCTTATCCCTCTCCTGTGGTGTAAATTTTGGTAGAAGAAATGACAACGGCACATGTTCACGAACATTCTGCAAGGCCGCAATTTTTCGTTGCAGCTCGGCCATTCTGGCGTAACGGCGTTCCTTTATCGCCATAGCAAGCTGCCTTTGTAGTTTTTCTAGTTCTTTTTCCATTTTATATCCATTTACGACGGCTGTTGCCGCCAAGGTGAACAATATTGAACATCTCCTTGACACGGTCCAACACATAATCTCCGTATAGGTTGCGAAACTGCGACAAATCCTCCATGTCGATGTTTGTCGTACCGAATGTAAGCATCTCATGCCGAAGTTCGTAACGCATCTGCAAGATGGTCTGTATGACATTGCACGACGTACCGAAATGCTTTGCATTTTCCTCCCGCCCAATCTCGTCAATTATCAGGTGTCCGGCCATGCCTTTTGTTGTCCATCTGTCAAGTGCCTCCGTACCTTGGGAGGAATAACGTAAGGCTATCTCCGTGGCCGAACGCATCTCAAAACAGATGTCGGAACGGCGACAACCGTATACCAGTCTGTTGATAAGTGCCATATAGACTTGCAGTCCTTTCAAGATGGTGGTCTTCCCGCTTCCCACCGGACCATAGAGCAATATTCCTTTCTTTCCGGACAGCACATCTGACTTATGCCATACCCATTGGTATATCTCGCTTAGCAATTGACAATTTGAATCGTCCACCATGAAATCAGGAGTAACAGTCCGCATGGAAAGTATCAGCCTGTGCTTCCAGAACTTCTCTATTTCCTCATCGGACAACATCATCCTTACGTTTCCCATCCGGAAGTTATACTTTCCCCTGTCCTCCCAGTTTGATGATGTGTGGGGGATCGATTTCATGACCGTAATTGTAGTCCTGTCCTTCGGTCCGGGCATTAGTTCTTTTATCTGTTTTGGTTCTTTCATCGGATTTACATTCAAGCTTTTTATTCAGCCAATTGGAGAAATGCCTATATTCGTCTCCCGGATTGACCATTGTACAATTCTCATTCTGAAGTTTCCGGAAAAATTCTTCCAGAAAGTCCGATAATGTTTCCTGATTGAAAGCCTTGTATCCCTCATGATGTTTGTTCATGATGAGGCCTTCCGCCCAGGAATCGTTCCGCTTCATCTCATCAAACAATTCCTGCAAGGGTTTCAAGGGGGAAGAACCAAAAACTTTTTCTTCTTCTTTTTGAAATAAAACATCATCATTATCATTCTCATAATCATTTATAGTTAGATTTGTTACGCTTTGATAGCCCTTGTTACTTTTGTTATCACTTGTTAGATTTGTTACTTTGTGATAACACTTGTTACTTTTGCTATCTTTTGTTACATCCTTATTATACCGACTGGCCATACCTCTCTTGCCAGCCTCACTTCTTTTTGCTATAATATCGTCGTATTTGTCTTTATTAGAGTCTATCTGTTTCTTTATAAAGGAGAATGCCATTTTAGCCAACGGTCTCAGCTCCGACAATGTCCCCGACTCGGCATATTCAATGACCGCATCGTACACTTCAAGTCTGACCTCCGGTGGATAATCCACTAACACCTCTTTCCATTCAGTATAAAAAACAAAAGACTTCCGTCTGCTTTCCTGTCCCATAATACGAGTATATTATTTAATCATTTATTAATAGTCAGCCTGAACAAGCCACGTTTTACAACCTTTCTTTGTATCAGTCCTTCCCTTATCATTACCGGAACAAGATTCCGCACATATTCGATAGAGATAAATTCCGTTCTGACAAAAAGATCCTGCAAGGTTCCCAAAAAGCCATCCGGCCCGCAATTTTCTATAGCGCGAAGAATACATACTTTTGAGAAGCCCAATTTAAGCAACAAGGCACGAGAAAGAATGACTGTATCAGGTGGTACGTAATCCTGAACTCTCTTATGTTCAACTAGCAGATCTGTTTCAACCGCCATACGCACACGATGGTAATCTCTCCATTGTCCGTTGCCACAGGTCAACTTTCCTGCCATACGGTCAATGTCAGTCACAGTGGTACACGCACCATTATAGGTTAATATTCGATCTCCGATTTTCAGTTTTTTAAATTGTAAGGCATTCATGATATTTTAATTCCTTTCTAATCAGTTATTAATTAAACTCTTTGATTAATTTCCATTTCGTTTGAAGCTAATTAGGTTACATCATTAATACTGATTTCTCCTTTTAAAACTCGTTCTACCTGCCGGTCAAGTAATTCTTGAAATTCTATTTGGCATATAAGAGAGCAATCCGGTATCATCTCTTCCGGCATTTCTCCACGGTTAGGAGAAAGCTCATCAAGAAATATTTTTCCAGATTGGTCTTTCAGACACGTTGCTCCTACTTCTCGTTCAATTTTAGCCATCCGATCAAACACATTCGGGAAATCCTTCCGTATCTTATTCCAGTAGCCCATTCCACCTTTGACACAACCGATACAATTATTGTTATTGTAACCCATCTTGTACATGGCAGGGATTTCAATGCCAGCTTTCCAAAGCATTCCCATTGCATCTTGCTTGGTTATCTGTCGCTCGATAAGTGGGAACAACGGCTTTGTATCAGGATATTGCTGTTTAAAGCGGACAGCACGGTTTATTTCTTTCGGGTCAAAGTCGAATCCCCAGACTTGACCGTCCCAATTTCCCAACTCTTTTTCCAGCTTGTAACGGACTTGTTTCTTTAATTCGAATGTGCAAGCTGCACCAGTAGGACCATTAATAAATCTTTTCTTAGCCAACACATCCTCTACGTTAAGATACTTATCGCTGCGAATGGTATGAATTGGCCGCCCGTACCATCTCTCGCAATCTGAGATAAATCGGACATTATCTGGATGCCCGGAACCTGTTTCGATATAATAGAGTTGTACATCGTTATACAAGTTCAATGCTATCTTACAAGCTACTGCGGATGTTACACCGCAAGAAAACCATGCTATTATCATTTGATTCCTTTCTAATCAGTTTTACGCTAATTGTTTATCGAAAATCTTAATACACTCGAATAAATATTTTGCCACTGTTGGATTTACCGCATTGCCGATACTCCCAACTCTGTGTGACCAATTGGGAAACCCATCATCATTTCTAACAGTGTTATGCGCTGGGATTTCAAGAATCCTTTTTGCGCAAGTATATCCGACACTCGTATCTGATGTCCACTGTTTAAATATCGAGTTAATGCTTTCACATTTGCAAACGTCGCCTTGTAATCCGATTTTGTTGGAGTAGGCAATAAGGTAAAGTCTTTCCCTTTTGTGTGGGTATCCAAAAGCGTAGTTTGATATACATTGCCATATTCCGCATTATACCCGATTTGGGAAAGGTCGCATAGGACTTGTTCGAGACCGGAAATAACGAGAGCTGGCGAATTTTCAACGACGACGTATTTAGGTCTAACCTCCCGTATAATTCTATACATCTCACTCCATAAGCCAGATCGTTTCCCTTTAATACCTTCACGTTTTCCGGCAACGCTGATGTCTTGACACGGAAATCCTCCACTAATGATGTCCACATATCGTAATCCGGTTGTTTTTGTAATATCTGTATGTCTTTCTGCATGAGGAAATTTTGTTTTCAATATTTCACCTTGAAATTTTTCTATTTCACAATTCCACAAAGTGTCAATTCCCGCCATTTCAGCTCCTAATTCAAAGCCGCCAATACCACTAAACAGAGAGCCGTGAGTCAATTTGCTTTGCTTCATTTCTGTTCCGTTTTGAGTATTAATTTTCTTCGATGAAAGTATTAGTTGTATTCAACACTCCGGCTGAATCTCGACTTTTGCCATCTCTTATGAAGATTCCTTCCTTTTTCAACCGTTCATAATCAAATTCATTCATCATGATAATGACAATGTTTTCATTTGTATATAGCTTGCACTTCATAAATTGAGTACCTTCTACTTTCCCAATTACGTCTATTTGGATTGTTCTTTTATTCATAATTTGCTCCTTCCTATCTTTTATTGAAGTCATTAATATAACTATGCCCAGCATCAGTTGGACGATATCTCCTCTATGGCAGGAAGGAGCTTGGCTCTCCGGTATACTGTCCTATCTTTAACATTCACCTCATTGCCTTTTTTACGAAGCAAATAGTGAAGCTTGTATAATCTGTTTCTTGTTGCCATAAACCATATTATTAGAGTTTCTATATGATCTTTTTGTAGAACTTACATATCTGTCCGTACTTGTTACAGGCGCATTCGCGATGCCCCTTCGCACTACAGAAACATGAATTGCCCCGATGGTCCGAACTATTGGCGCAATTACGGCAGTACACACGTTTCGGCTCCACTCTTTTTAACGTCATAGTCACAGGGTTGAACAGGTTCGATAATAACGGCTATACCACAGCTTGAAGCCACATCAAGCTCAAGCTTGCATCCTTTAGACAGTTCCCATCCGGGAAGCATGAAAATAGCGTCACATTTCAGCAACATCGCGATATCGGCTCTCATATGCTCTCTCCAATGCGCATTATCAGGAACACCGTTATCGAAAGGATTCACAGGATCATAACCTTGTGATTCAAGTCTTTCTTTCGCCATGAGAAAAGCATGCTTCCGCTCATGAAGATCATAATGCGCTATCGGTCCACTTATATAGATTTTTACTTTACCCATTAATACTTCGTTTTAATTTTAACTTTAACGGAAAGATACAATATTGAAAGCCGTAACCTCATTATACCATTTCTGTCCATCCTTTACAAAATGCGCCTCTATGCGAAGAGACATTCTTACAGTATCCCCCATATTAAGGAGCTCTCCTACGTGTTCCCCATAGTTAAATACTGAAACCACTAGAGAAGTAGGACGCATACCCGACTGCTCTATAAGATATGTGTATTTCTCCCATGCCTTTCCGGTCTTCGCGCTGACCCCTTCTATTTTTGAAAGAACCTGCATGACCTTTCCTGTTGCTTCTACAATCATGATTTATGGTTTTAATGTTTTACTTATTCTTTTTTGATATTGCTTACGTATTTTCTGCTTTTCCTCCTCCTCGCGTTCAAGATGTATCTGACGAAGCCGTTCCAGTACCCGTCCATCAACTTGCGATATATATTCGGTAACCAGATCAACAAACTGTTCGTAGGAACGGCATAATTCGTAGCGTCCTCCAGATACCTGCACGCATGTCTGATATACTTTCTGTTCTTCCCTTTGTGAAGAACCTGCCTTCATCTCAATGTTGAGGCTTGACCATTTTCCGGCAGGCAGCTGCAATATAAGGTCAGACACTCCGGCATTAGCACCTTCCGCCTTAAGACGCGCTGCCTCAGCCTTCTTTCTATATCCTCCGTTGGGAACGGAAAAGAACAAAGGTTTCAGATGTGGAAATCGGTAATGAAACCAGATCACACACCGGGTCTGTAAATCATGTTCAGGTGATTTGCTCATAACGGAACTATTTATGAATTGGTACGCATGGCTTTCAAGCGGCGGTAAATAGTACGCTCGCTATATCCCATCTTCTGTGACAATTGCTTCACCGTCATATCCTGTGCCATGGAACGGATATAATGTATTTCTTCAAGATGAAACGAGTACGCATCAAGCATAAGTTCACGCGCCTTTTTATAGATTGAGTTGAGGCTGTGGCGCGTAAGAATATCCTGTATACAGGCAGCCTTTGTGTTGGAATACATGGCACACAGTATATCTATCTCCTGTTTGGTCCAATACGTTCTTTTTATACTCATAAGTTCAAGGTTTTAAAGTGTATTCTTAATATTTGAATGCGTGGCGTAACACATCCTCCGCATTGCATTTCCATTCCGAGTTCTGCCTGTCCCCGGGCTTTGCCATCCGTATTTTCCTCTCGGCCACGAGCCTTTCAAGAACATACCGACCTCCGACCCATCTGGATGCCTCTCTCTTTGTAAATGTTATGCCCTTCTTCCTGGCAACAAGAAAAAGGTTCCCTAATTCTTCCTCTGCCTTTGATGTTTGAAAATCACGTCTCATAATTTACTTGTTAAGGTTATCATAAAATGCCCTGTTCGCCTCATATTCAGCAGCAATCTCCGATCTTGACACGTTTCCCAGCTTCTGTACAATCACATCATAAGTTTCCTGAGGCATGTTATACAATATCTCCTCAATGTAATCCTGATGCCCTACCAATCCCAGAACATACAGGAATGAGATCATACCCGCTATAAAAACTATACACTGCTTGGATAATCTGTTCATATTCATTCCTCCTGTTGTCTTTTTAGTTATCATGGTTAACCTGCATACTTGCATGGAATAAATATTTTCTGCCCACCATAATTCTTTATCGCCTCTTTACGTATCGTCTCATGAAAGTCATTGTCCCCACATTCAAAAGCCAATGCTTTTCTCACAGTTTCACTACTGACACCGAAATAAGAAGCCAGTTTAGCCTTCTTCCCATAGGGAAGCCAAATTCTACATTTCATGTTTGCTGTTTCCATATCGTTTATCTATATTTGAAAATTAATCATCGCTCATGTGATTATGATTTATAATCACAATGCAAATAAAAAGAATATATTCCTTAATTAAAAGCAAATAAAGGAATATATTCTACCAATTTTAAATTATTAACATTAAAGAAATATAGCTATGACAGTAAAAGAGAGAATTCAAGAATACCTAAATTACAAAGGGGTTTCTCCTACATCAGCAGAGAGAGAACTTGGTTGGGGAAATGGTGCCTTCACGAAAGCAAAGAGTATTACCGTAGATAGAGCAAAGGAACTTCTTCTCTATTATCCGGACTTGTCCGCAGAATGGTTACTTCGTGGCACAGGAAATATGATTTTGAATGAATCCAGTAATTCAACTCAAGCAAATGATTTTGATGAAACATGGTATAAAAAAATTGTGAACGACCAACATGATTTAATCCAAATGCAGAAAGAAAGAATTAAATTTCTAGAAAAAATGGTCCAAAAAGCAGATGAAGGAGTAAAAACTGCTTGATATGAAAAAACATTTATTAGAAACCCTACGATGGATATTAGTACTGCCTTTATCAGGGGTTGTACTTTTGGGAGCTTATCAATTAGTATTAATGACCCATTGGGTATTTTTCTTTATAAACAATGCCTTTTTTAACTGGATAGTAGAACTTTTTGCAGGTTCTATTGGCTCTGTTGCATTTATCTATACAGGTACATTAATAGCTCCACGTTTTCGCAAAATAGTTTGTTTTATTTTACTTATTTTGTATCTTATTTATTGTGTAAACACCATCGTAAAGATTCATGCAACCTACGAGGGATGGGAATTTATGGAATGGCTTAGTTACAGTCTTACAAATATAGTTGCTGCCATAGCGGGTTATATGATATGTAAGGATCAAATTAATAATGTTCTTTAGCGATAACACATACAATAATTATTAGACAAAAAGAAGTATGGAAGATTACAAATTTGAAGAAGTTGAAAAAGAAGAGGAAAAACAACTCCGCATCAGGTTGCAAGAAGCTGCCTTTAACTTGATATATAATGATGGAATCAGAAACCTTGAGGAATGGACAGACGAACTCATCAATCAATATCCTGATTTAGTATCATCAGTATATGGTGATGATTACCCTACAACTGTATCCATACTGAAAGACATGTGGAATTGTGGCGATTATACAGAACCGATAACAGGCTATTGTTTTAGTTTTTTGGAATGGGCAGAGTATTTTTCAAATGGTGGAAAAATATTTCTCGAACTGCAAGAAGCATTAAGAAATAAAGGGGATTTCTACAAAAATATTATTGACAACCAACATGACACCATCGTATTATTAGAAGAGAAAGTTAAATTCCTTGAAAAGCAAATTGAAGAAAAGAAAAATGTCAATTACGGTTAAACAATAACGAATCTGACATTGTTTCTTCTATAAAATACCAAATAGATTCTAATACTTTTTTTATTATGGAAGAAACTATAAAAAATGTCATTTTAGACCTGCAATACAAGGTTGATGTGCTCAAACGGGAAAAACAATATCTACTAGATATGTGTCGCAACTGCGAAACATGTGCACAGCGATTTTGCTGCCAATACTGCAAGAATAAAACAGCAAAGGTCATTGCCATCAGAATAAGAAGAAAATAAGGATAGAGAGATTATTATAGACGCTATTTTTAAGTTGTTATTCTAATTATTTGAAACGGTTGCTATCAGTGATGACAGCAACCGTTTATTTTATATCCCTTAATTACCTTTGTGTACAAAGTAGTGGGACGGCATCCTCTAAGGGATGTTCTCAGTTTCAAAGCTTTCCGGATCTACAGTATATTGTATTACTTTCCGTACTGCCGCATCAGCCTGTTTCTGCATCACTCGCACATAATTGTAAATAGGTCTGTTCTTTTTCACAGACTGTCCTATACAATACTCCACCACCTCTGTCCTTATTCCTATCATAAAAGCGAACTGTGCAAATGTTTTTCTGCCGGCATAGTAAGAGAATGAAGTTTGAATGCCTATATGTTGTGCCAAGGCTGCGAAACATTTGTTGACATAACGTTGCAGATTCTTGTACCCGTTACAAAACGATAAGTTCAACCTGTTTCCCAAAATGTATTTATTGATGATTGTTTTCGCCTCATCGGGTATGGTCAAAGATGTAGTTCTTTCTCCCGTCTTGTGTTCTGCACTCTTTTTTCGTACGTATGTCATTGTCTTGCTTGACAAATCCGTTTCAACAAGGTCTGCAAGGTTGATCCCACCCAAGTAGAACGACAGGAGGAATAGGTCACGCGCCAGCATGAGTTTGCTGTCAGATGTTACCATGTCCCGAATACGCTGGAACTGCGTGACGGTTATGTCCATCAGCTTGGGTTCAGATTGCGGCATAGTAAATCCCTTGAACGGGTGTTCGTCATACTTCACCAACCCTTCGTCTATAGCTTCATTGATAGCAGCCTTGAAATGGGTCATGCGCATCTGTATATTCCCCTTCGCATATCCTCTGCGCTGCATCCCCTTGAAGAGCGTTTCCCGGATATCACGTTTTGTCAGGTAATCTATAGGTATATCACCAATGAGAGACACGATAACCTTGCAGGTATAGCGGTTCATTTCCGCGTATGAGATTCTCTTTTCTTTTTCAAGACGCTCTATTCTTCTTTCAAAGAGCTGCCGCACCGTTATCACCTCAGCTTCCTCCCCATCCTTCATCAACACTTCTTTCAACTGTGCACAGTTAGAAAACCTATTCAGATTGAGACCTTCCATCCGTTCCCGGTATATACCCAGCACATACTGTATTCTTTTGTTCATGATTGCCGCATCCTTGCGGTAACACACCTTTCCGTTTTCAAACTGGTATTCATCATCAACCTCGAATTCGGTAGAGATATACCGAACTTCCTTCTTAAAAGTTAAAGATACATAAATTCCAAGTTTACCCGACAATTTACGTCTGTTCGGGAGGATTTTTAAGTTTAAGGTAGCCATAATTTGATACTTTTAAAATTCCAGCGACAAACCCTAGCGACAAACCTTATAGCTCACCAGTGGGTTTTCTGTCACTTTTTTTTAAAAGCGTATATGAAAGACATCTTGCTTATAAAAAGCAAAAACACAACTGAAAATCAACAATTTATATTGTGTTATCAGTTGTGTTTTGTAAGTGATTCCGTTGCGATTCGAACGCAAGACCCACGCCTTAGAAGGGCGTTGCTCTA